CCTGCAAACGATTCATCGAACGCAATCATAAGATTAGCATAAGGAGGGTCCAGTGCCCGACGTTTCTTCTGGATGGGGCCGATTAACCTGGGGACAGGCTAATTGGAATGAAGCTACAACTTTAAAACAAGGTTGGGGTGCAAAGTCTTGGGGTGAAGATGAGTGGGGTTCATTAGCAGGTGCTGTTGCTCAGCCTACAGGTTTATCTTTTACAGCAAGTATTGGTTCTATAACAGCTGCTATTAATGCAACTGTAACTTTATCAGGTCAATCATTTAATTCTACTCTCGGAACAGTTTCAAATGTTATAGGTGTAACAGTTGAACCAAATGGTTTAGTTATTAATGATCTTCAAGGATATGCAGAAGCAAGTATTTCAGTTACTCCATCTATTACAGGTCTCTCTACTACAGCAGCTATTGGAGTTTTAGATCCAAACGATCAAACGGTTGGATTAACTAGTCAAGAAATTACATCAACACAAGGAACTGCAGTAGCTCCTAATGAAGATGTGTCTATTACAGGTTTATCAATTACTTCAACTTTAAATGCTCCTGTTGCAGTCAATGCTGTTGAAATTCTTTTACCAACATTTACAATTACGTCACAACAAGGATCTGTGGTTGTTCCAAATGATGCAGTAGCACCAACTGGATTATCTATAACATCTGCTATAGGTTTTGTTGAAGGAACAGGATCAGTAACTGTACCTATTACAGGTGTATCTATGAGTGCTTCTATAGGAACAATTGTAGATGTTCCTGATCAAATAATGGGATTAACAGGAGTTTCATTTAGCTCTGCTATTGGTAGTGTAGATCCCAAAGATCAAGTTGTTGGATTACCAACATTTACAATGACAGCATCTGTTGGAGAGCCATTTATAATTCATTATCAAGATGTTGACACTGGCTCAAATACCAATTATAACGGAGTTTCAACAGGTTCGAATACGAGCTATTCTAATGTTGCAACTGGATCAAATACAAGTTATACTGACGCTGCATAGGAGATAAAATTTATGGCATCAACATATACACCTCTCGGTATAGAAAAAATGGCTACTGGCGAAAATGCTGGTACATGGGGAACAAAAACAAACGCTAATCTAGACCTTATCGAACAAGTTCTTGGAGGATATAAAGCAGTTTCAATTGCTGGTGGTGCGCAAACAACAGCTTTAACTGTTGCTGATGGTGCATTAACTGGAACAGCTCAAGCAAGAATGATCGAGTTTACAGGTTCTATTACAGGAAATCAAATTGTAACTATTCCTTTAGATGTAGAAACTTTTTATATTTTAAAAAATGCAACATCTGGTGCTTACACAGTTCAATTTAAATACGTATCAGGATCAGGTGACACTTTTACATTTGCTGCAACAAACAAAGGAACTTCAATTGTTTTTGCAACTGCAAACGATGGAACTAATCCAGATATTATAGAAATTCAAACAGGTGGAGATGTTGTAGATGATACATCACCTCAACTTGGTGGTGACTTAGATGTTAATGGAAATAAAATTGTATCTACTTCAAATGGTAATATTGAATTAGAACCAAATGGAACTGGTGATGTAATATTAGATACTGATCAAGTTGTAGTTGGTGGTGGATCAGAAGTAGGACAAATATCTTCTAATGGTGCGTACGATCTTAAATTAGTTACAAACTCAGGAACAAATTCAAGCTACATTAATATTGTTGATGCAGCTAATGGTAATACACAACTATATCCAAATGGAACAGGTGTAACAGAAATTGGTGGTGCAACAAATCCAGGTACAATTCAGCTTAACTGTGAATCTAATTCTCACGGGATTAAACTACAGTCGCCTCCACATAGCTCAGGACAGAGCTACACACTAAAATTTCCAACAGGAAATGTCACAGCAGATAGATTTTTAAAAGTAGCATCAGTATCAGGTTCAGGTGCAACAGGTGTTGGTCAATTATCTTTTGCAGAAGTATCAGGTGGTACTTCATGGCAAGCAGTAAAAACTTCTACTTTTACAGCAGTAGCTGGTGAAGGTTATTTTATTAATACAACTGGTGGATCATTTGAAATGGATTTACCTGCAGGTAATATTGGTGATGAAATATCATTTATAGATTATGCAGGAACATTTGATAGTAATGCATTAACAATTGATCAAAACGGTTCAGAAAAAATTGCAGGGTCAACAGATCCTTTAACGGTATCAACAGAAAGAGCAGCAAATACTTTAGTGTATGTAGATAGCACACAGGGTTGGCTCCTAAAGAATAATTAAGGAGGTTGAATGACAGCCTATAAAACATTAAAAGGCCAGTTTATAAAAAGGGTCGCTGAAGATCCAACTAACCCTATTGAAGGGCAGATTTGGTATAATACTACTACTGGAATTTTAAAAGCATTACCAGCTTTATCAGCATGGTCATCTGGTGGAAGTTTAGTTACTGCTACTGCTTTAATGGCGGGGGCTGGAACACAAACAGCAGGTTTAGGTTTTGGTGGATACATAGGACCAGGAACACCTAACGTTGTAAATACAACTTTAGAATATGATGGAAACGGTTGGGGAGCAGGTGGAAATTTAGTTGCAGCAAGAAGTGGTATGGGTGGAACAGGAACACAAACTGCAGCTTTAGGTTTTGGAGGTTCAACTACTATTCCAAGAGGACCTGGAGAAATTGCAAGTTCAGAAGAATATGATGGAACTTCTTGGACAGAAGGAGATAATTTAAATGATGCATTAGTTGGTGTTGGTGGTTTAGGAAGTCAAACCGCAGCCGTTGCTTTTGGTGGAGGTACACCTGATACAAATGCTACAGAACATTACGATGGTACTAGTTGGACTAATGTTCCAGGCACACTTACAAGTGCAAGAAGATATTTACAAGGTTGTGGAACTCAAACAGCTGGTTTAACTGCTGGTGCATCTGGAACTTCTTCTAATATATATAATGGAACTGTTTGGACAGCAGGTGCAGATATGAATACTTCAAGACCTAACACAGGCGCTGTTTCAGGAATACAAACTTCTGCTCTTATGTCTGGTGGAGGTAGTGGAGGTACACCCGTAGGTGGAAAAACAGAAGAATTTGATGGAACATCTTGGTCTGAAGTAGCAGACATGGCAGTGGGTAGATATTCTAGTGCTGGTGCAAATGGTGGAACAACATCCGCTTCTTTAGCCTTTGGTGGTTATTTAGGTGGCACAGGTTATATTAGTAGCACAGAAGAATGGAATAGATCATCAAACATTATTACAGCTGCAGCATTTTCATCTGGTGGTAATTTAAATACAGCACGTTATTTAATGCAATCAGGAACTGTTGGAACACAAACAGCTGGCTTAGGTTTTGGTGGATATAGTGCTTCTGGTGCTACTCCAAATAATACTTATGCAGTTACCGAAGAATACAATGGATCTTCTTGGTCTGAACAAAATGATTTACCTACTATTAAAAGTAGACATGGAGGTTGTGGTACACAAACAGCTGCCCTTTGTTTTGGTGGATTTACTCCACTTGGTCCTAATACAAATTATAATACTACTGAAGAATACAATGGATCTTCTTGGACTGCTAGTAACAATTTAAGTGAAGGAAAAGCTTATATGGCTGGTTTTGGAATTCAAACAGCTGCTGTTTCAGCAGGAGGAGCAACTTTAAATCCTGATACTCGAAAAAACGGAACTGAAGAATATGATGGTTCTAGTTGGACAACTGTAAATAATATGCCTAATTTTTATCAAAACATAGGATCATTTGGAATATTAACTGCTGGGGTAACTACAGCAGGAAGATCAGGTCCCAGCGCTACAGCCACAACAGATACTTTAGAATATGATGGTACTAATTGGACTTCTGGTAATGCTGTTATAGCTTCGCCAGCTCCTGGCACTAGAGGAATGGGAACACAAACAGACGCTCTTTTAGTTGGTTTTCCAACTACATTAACTTTAAAATATGATGGCACTAATTGGGCAACTTCTGCCTCAAATGCAATTCCTCACTCAACAGGTTCGTCGGGTGGAACTGCTTCATCAGGATTAATAGCTGGTGGTTATAACGGACCTGCTAATGCTATTTTAAATTCTACAGAAGAATTTACTGGAGAAACATCGGCATTAAATGTTAAAACAATAACAACAAGTTAAAATTATGAGCACATATAAAAATTTAATAGGAAAAGAAGTAAAGTTTTTAACTAGTAATCCAGACAATGATGCAGCTGAAGGACAGATTTGGTACAATAGTGCAACTGGAGAATTTAAAAATGTGATTGCTGGTTCAGCATGGGCAAGTAGTGGAATTTTAAATACAGCTAGAGATTCATTGGGAAGTTTTGGTATTCAAACAGCTTCAGTTGGTGTAGGTGGTAATACTGGTTCACCTGTTGCAAATACAGAAGAATACAATGGTTCTGGTTGGACTACTGGAACTAATTATCCTGCTGCTTATAGATGGCCTGAAGGCACGGGAACACTAACAGCAGGTATAGTATCAGGAGGTGGACAGCCTGGATCACCTGGAGTTTTTACAACAGTAAGTAAATATGATGGAACTAGTTGGACAGCTGCAAATGCTCTTCCAGCTGGAAGGAATGCAGGAACAATGTTTGGTTCACAAACTTCTTCTGTGTATGCTTTGGGTTGGGATGGTAGTAGTAACACAGCTACTTCTTTTGAGTTTGATGGAACAAATTGGACTAATGGCGGAGCTGCTAATACAGCAAGACGAGAATTAGCGGGTTCTGGTACACTAACAGCGGGACTTGTTTTTGGAGGTAGTCCTTCAACAGCTGCAACAGAAGAATATGATGGGACTTCTTGGACAACAAGTGGAAATTTAGGAACAGCTAGATATGGTCTTGCAGGATCAAATGCTGGTACTCAAGATAGCTCATTAGCTTTTTCTGGAGGTAATCCTGCAATCACAACAAACGAAAGATACGATGGAAGCACTTGGTCTACAGATAGCGCTGTTGCAACTGCAGCAAGATTTTTAGCTGGAACAGGCACAGCTGATTCAGCTTTAAAATTTGGTGGTTATACTGGAAGTGCACGAACAGAATCAACAGAAGAATACAACAGAACAATAAATGTCATTACAGCTGGAGCGTGGGCATCTGGTGGAACAGTTCCATATAGTTCTCCTCAAAAAAATGGGTCAGGAATTCTAACTGCTGCTTTTGCAGTTGGTGGAGAAACACCTCCAGGAGCAATGGTTAATACCTCTGTTTCATACAATGGTACATCATGGACAGCTACTAATAATATTAATTCAGCTAGAGGAGATGTAATGGCTGCAGGTACTTTAACAGCCGGTTTAATTATGGGTGGTTATCAAAACCAACCTGATCCTAACTTTTTATTTGAAGAAACTGAAGAATTTGATGGAACCTCTTGGTCTGAAGTAAGCGACATGCCAACAGGAGCTTACTCAGGGTCTGGCACAGGGACACAAACAGCTGCATTTGTTAATAATATGTACATAGGAAGTCCAGGAGAGAGATCAAATGTTACTTATGAATACGATGGAACTAATTGGTCAAATGGTGGAACCACTGCAGAAACTACAAACTCTAGATCTTCAGTTGGTACTTTAACTGCTGGTTTAACTGTAGGAGGAAGACCCGCACCATCTAGTTATATAGATAAAACAGAATTGTATGACGGAACTTCTTGGACATCAGGAGTAGACATGATTAGTATTTTTCAAGCAGGAGGACAATCTAGTAAAGGAACTCAATCAGATTGTATAATTTTTGGTAGTCCTAAAACTCCAGCTAATACTGATACTTATAAAACAGATGGCACTACTTGGTTTACTCAACCTAGTATGTCTACTTATCAAAATAATGGAACAGGAACTTCAACCGCAGCATTAGCATTTGGAAATGGTAGTACTTCAGTAGAATTTAATGGAGAAACAACAGCATTAAATATTAAGACAATAACAACTAGTTGATAATGAATACAATTAAGTATATAAATAAATAAGGAGGACTAAACTATGGCACACTTTATATATGGAGTAGCAACAAACACTGGAAAAGGATTCTTTACTGCAGAAGACAGAAGAGCATTCTTTCTTAGAGGTTATCCCGCAGATGTCTGGATGATTGGAAACAATGTTGATGGCGCAATGTGGTTAGCTGAAAAGAACGGTGTTGAAAAGACTAAAGCAGAAGCTCAAGCTCTTATTACAGCTGAAGTAGAAGCTGCACAAGCTGCTTGGGATGCATTAACTGACGAAGAAAAAGCTAGACCAGGTAATGAAAATAGACCAGGCGATGTAACTCTTCCGTAAAGGATTTTTTAAATGGCTGAATACGAGAGTATACATGGTACACGGGTAAGATACTTATCTTCGGATCCGACGTTAGATTCGTCAACCGAGGGACAGGTTTGGTATAACTCGACTTCAGGCACAAACAAAGCATTAGTACAAATTCAAGCATTTTCAAGTGCTGGTGCAATAGGAACAGCAAGATATACTTTAGGTGTTGCTGGAACACAAACAGCAGGTTTATTATTTGCTGGAGACACTCTTCCTGGGCCAAGTGCACTTACCGAAGAATATAACGGAGTGGGTTGGGCAAATGGTGGTAGTATGTCTACAGCTCGTAGATCAGTTGGTGGTTTTGGAACTCAGACTGCTGCTGTTGTAACAGGAGGAAATCCTGGACCATCAGTAACTACTGCTACCGAAGAATATAATGGCTCTTCTTGGACAGGTGGTGGTGCAATAGGAACTGGAAGAAGAAACATAGGAAGTGCAGGTATTTTAACAGCTGGTCTAGCAATAGGTGGTTTTACGGGAACAGCACAATCCACTAGTGTAGAACACTACAATGGAACAAGTTGGACTGCAGGAGGAGCATTTCCTTCAGGTGTATCTTCTAATTCTGGAATGGGAACACAAACAGCAGCTTTATCTGTTGGAGGTAATCCTGGTCAACAAACAATAAATTTTAAATATGATGGAAGCTCATGGACAGCTTTAAGCCCAACAAACACAGTTAGAGCAAACACACAATCTGGTGGAGATTCTGCTTCTGCAGTTATTATGGGAGGATATGCTCCAAGTGTTTCAACTGCTACAGAAACATGGGATGGAACAAATTGGACAACATCTTCAGCTACATTAGCTACAGCAAAAACACAAATGGGTACTGGACCTGTTGGAAGTGGTACAGCGAGTTTTGGTGCAGGTGGTTACACTGCTCCAGGAAAAACAGCTACTACCGAAGAATACAACTCGAACATTAATACTATTACAAATGCAGCATGGGCAGCTGGTGGTAACATGTCTACTCCTAAATTAAATGGTGGGCAAGGTATTGGAATTAAAACTTCAGCAGCAGTTTTTGGTGGTAATCAAACTAGTATTACTTACCCTTATGTAAACACAACATATGAATACGATGGTTCTTCTTGGAGTGGTGGTGGAGCTATGAATAACACTGGATCAGCACATGGTGCTTTTGGAACTCAAACAGCTGGATTGGCTTTAGGATCCTACAGATATCCACCAAATGTTTCAACAACAAATGTTGAAGAATACAATGGCTCTTCTTGGACTGCTAAACCAGCGATGAGTGTATCAAGATATGGTGCAGGTGGGGCAGGAATTAGCACAGCAGGATTAGCGATAGGTGGAACAACTAAACCACCAGGTGGTGTTATTAGCACTGTTGAGCATTATGATGGTGAAGGCTGGACAGGTGGTGGGGCTTTACCTGCTGCTAGAGAGTCTATGTCTTCAGGAGGAACTCAAACAGCTGCAATAGTTGCAGGAGGTAATGCACCTCCAACTTATTCAGATAGTTTAGAATATAATGGTTCTGCTTGGACATCGACTGCAAGTTTAAATGGTGGAGGAAGATCAGGTAATTACGGAAATGGTGGACCTACTGCTCAAACAGAAATGTTAGTATCTGGTGGTGGACCAGGAACAATTACTACTGCAGAAATTTACAATGGAACTTCTTGGTCAATTACTGCTAGTTTAGGAACAGCTAGAAATCAACACATGAATGGGCAGGCTGGTAATACTGGTACTAACGGAGCTATTGTTGCAGGTGGTGTAGCACCTCCTACAGGAGTAAATACTTCAGAAACATTTACAGATACAACATCAGTAGCTACAGCTTCGACATTGACAACTAGTTAATAATCGTTATATATAAAGAATCGAAAGGAATTAATATGACAGAAAAAAGAAACATACATGCGTTAATAGAAAAAGAAGCACCAAGCTTAAATAATTTATTAGATCCAGAGGACGTCAAAGAATTTAAGGCTATGACAGCCGAGCTTCGTGACACATGGACTAAAAAACAAGTATTTAGAACAGAGACAGAAATGAGAATGTCTGTGTTACAGGATGCTAAGTATCCAACAAAAGCTGCAAAGTATTGGCAGTGTGTTAGAGAACAAAACGTATTTTTAGAAAACTTAATGAGTTTATCTTTTGATTGTAGAAGACAAGAAGCTAAAGTTAAATGGTTAGAGAAAAAAATTGAGTCAGAAAAAGACGAATATAAACTAACAAAATATCAGATAGATTTAGATGAAGCTAGATATGGTCTTGCTAATATGCAACTTGTTGCAAGAGATCGTATGAGAGAAATTAAATTATGGTCAACTCTTAAAAAAGAATTTGACGATGGTTCTTTTGATACACAAGATGTTAACAGACACCAACTAGATTCTTATCATTTAATTATGAAAAACAAAGCAGAGACATTAACATCAGGTTCAAGTCAACCTGAAGTATTTAATGTACTAGGTCAATTACAAACTATAGAAAGAGTTAAAAAATCAGGAGAAATGATTTACAACAAGAAAGAGCAGATAACTAGTGACCTTGGAGCAAAAGAAAAATAAACAACTTTTATTTTTAGTAGCACAACCCAGATCAGGTAATACTTTATTTGCAAGTATTATAAATCAAAATCCTGAGATAGTAGCTACTCCTAACTCTATTACATTAGAGATAATGAAAGATTTGTTTTTATTAAAAAATACAGATGTGTTTTTAAATTATCCAGATCATAAGTCTTTAGATAATGTATTAGATGTAGTCTATGATACTTACTATAAAGATTGGCCACAACGTATCATTATTGATCGTGGACCTGTTATGACACCTGGTAATTTTGCATTAATAAAAAAACATTATAAACGACCTTTTAAATGTATAGTATTACTTAGAGATTTAATAGATGTATTAGCTAGTTACATGAAGTGGTACACAGAAAACCCTGATGCATTTCCTAATAGATATAATTGTAAAAATGATGATGAAAAATTAGCTATGATTATGAATAAAAATGGTGGAATAGCAAAAGAACTTGAAGCAATAAAAAATGCATTTAACTACCCAGACATCTGTCACTTTGTAAAGTATGATGATTTAGTTGCACAACCAGAACAAGAGTTTAGAAAAATATATGAGTTTATAGGTGAGCCTTACTATAACCACAAGTTTGAAAACTTGAAACAAGTTGAAGTTAATGGTATGGGTTACGACGATAAGATTGTAGGAAAGAATATGCATAAAATTAAAACGGTTGTTAGAAAAGAATACAACCCTTATATTGAGAAAATTCCAGAAAGGATAAGACAGAAATATGGACACATCAGATTTTAATTTTGTATTTTTAGGTCAGTCGGTATTAAAATACCAAGTACCTTTGGATGTATACAATACGATTAACCATATCTATGAAACAAAGTATCCTGAATTAAAACCTGCTAATAAACAATTAGTTGGTAAAATTGAAAAAGAACATAGTTTATTTTTTAATGGCGAAGACAATAATAAGATGACTAGACATAATCATTTACCACAAAATGTATTACAATGGTTTGAACAAAAGTTTAGACACTATTTAGATTGGAATAAAGTTAAACAATATGATTTACATTTAAACTCTATATGGGTTAACACAATGTTTCAACATGAATATAATCCAGTGCACGTGCACCAAGGATCATTATTTACAGGTTTATCTTCTGTTATGATTTTAAAATTACCGGAGTCTTATGGTGTAGAATATTCCGCAACTGATCAACCACAAAATGGTAGATTACAAATACTAGGTTCAGCTAGTGGACATTTTGCAAATGTAGACTATCAACCAAATATTAAAGAAAGAGACTTTTATATATTTCCATATGACATGAGACACTGTGTTTATCCTTTTAATGGACCAGGATTTAGAAGAACACTTGCTGCAAATATGGATGTTAAGTATAACCCAATTCAAAATAGAGGAGTAAGTTAATGTACGAAAACAGACACATATCAGAACCTAAATGGAAAAGTTGGATAGTTCAAACTACCACACCATTGTTTACACCAGACCAATGCAGACAAATTATTGAATGTGGTAGACGTCAAAAACCACAACAAGCACAAGTTGGTATGGGTAAACCAGGAGGTGGTACCGATACTAAAAAAAGAGTAACCACAATATCTTGGTTACCGTTTCAAGAAATGGGACACATGTATCGTGATCTCAATAATTTTATACAAAAAGCAAATGAAAATCATTTTGGTTTTGGTGACATACAAGTTACAGAGAATGCACAGTTTACAGAATATCCAGAAGGAGGATTCTATGATTGGCATATGGATTGTGATGTAAACATGGAACATGAACCACCAGTTAGAAAAATATCAATGACATTATTACTTAACGATCCATCAGAGTTTGAGGGCGGTGATTTAGAGTTGATGGCACCAGGTAAATTTGCAGAACTTAAACAAGGTCATGCAATTATATTTGCATCATTTTTAAATCACAGAGTTAATCCAGTAACTAAAGGAATGAGACAATCTTTAGTTTGTTGGTTTGGAGGTAAACCATTTAGATGATAGCTGAAGGATTTTTTCCAACTCTTATATACGCTGAAGATGTTAAACTAAATAATCAACAACTAGCTAATGATATTGTTGCTTGGTCTAAACAAGACGAAGGTGTGAAGAAAACAAATGTAGATGGTTGGCATAGCCAAACTAATATGCATGAAATGCCACAATTTAAATTACTGGTAGATGAGTTATTTAAAATGCAATATCAAATATACAAAGAAGAATGGTTAGATAGGCAACCAAAACTTGGTAATATGTGGGCTAATATAAATTATCCTGGAGGTTATAATAAACCTCACATACACCCCAACAGTTTATTTAGTGGTGTGTATTATGTAAAGACACAAGAAAACTGTGGTAAAATAGTTTTGTACGACCCAAGACCAGGAATACAAACAAACATGCCTGCAAGAAAACCAGGTCAACCACCAAAACATTTATGGAGAGAAGTGCATTTAGAGAGTGTTGAAAATAGAATAATTATGTTCCCTTCTTGGTTGTGGCATAGTGTTGAACCTAATAAATCAAATGATATAAGAATATCAGTAAGTTTTAATTTTATACAAGATGGCTTTCAATAAATATCAGGTAATAAAAAAAGCAGTTAACTACGAGTTAGCTAATTTTATCTTTAATTATTTTTTACTTAAACGTGATGCAGTTCAATGGATGTATCAAAACAACATTACTTACGATACAGGAATGCTTGGAACATGGACAGATCAACAGATTCCAAACACTTATTCTCATTATGCTGATCCTGTAATGGAGACTTTGTTAGTGAAAGTATTACCAGTAATGCAACAAGAAACAGGCTTAGATTTAATTCCAACTTATTCATACGCTAGATTATATAAGTATGGAGACGAATTAAAAAGACATAAAGATAGACCTAGTTGTGAAATATCTACTACCATAAACCTAGGAGGTGATCCTTGGCCTATCTTTATAGATGGCACAGGTGCAGATTCTGTTATTGATGAATACAAAAATATACATAAACCAAACGCTCCAAAGGGTACTAAAGTCTTGCTTGAAGTAGGTGATATGTTAGTATATAGTGGTTGCGAACTCGAACATTGGCGAGAGCCATTTGAAGGTCAGGTTTGTGGTCAAGTATTTCTACACTATAACCACAGAAATGGTCCGTTCGCTGATAAAAATAAATTTGATAAACGACCATTATTGGGTATTCCACCAATAAGGAATATGTAATAGGATGAGGTTATATGCTACAAAAAATAGGATTCCAACCTGGATTCAATAAACAGATAACAGAAACCACAGCTGAAGGACAATGGGTTGATGGTGATAATGTACGTTTTAGATATGGTACACCTGAAAAAATAGGTGGATGGTCACAGTTAGGTGAATCAAAACTTACAGGAGCTGCAAGAGCTTTACATCATTTAGTTAACAAGTCTGGTAACAAGTTTGCAATCATAGGCACAAACAGAATTTTATACGCTTACACAGGTGGCGTATTCTACGACATTCATCCAATTAAAACTACTACAACATTATCAAACGCATTTAGTACAACGAATGGTTCAGCAACGGTTACATTAACATTCAGCACGGATCATAACATTCAAGAAAATGATATTATTCTTTTAGATAATTTTACAGCTATTACAAACTCTAACTACTCAGCGTCAGACTTTGATGATAAAAAATTTATGGTAACAAGCGTGCCAACAGCTACCACTCTAACTATTACAATGCCATCTAATGAGACAGGCTCAGGTGCTACAACATCTGGTGGTATCAGAGTACAACATTATTATCCAGTAGGTCCTGCAGAACAATTACCTGGTTTTGGTTGGGGTCTAGCCGCATGGGGTGGAACCGTAACAGGTGAAGCAACTACAACTTTAAATGGTAGTATCAATGCAGTTACAACAACTGTTGTATTAACAGACGCATCTTTGTTTCCAACTTCAGGTACAAACTTTGTACAGATAGGTTCAGAAGAAATTTCATATACAGGTATATCAGGTAATACTTTAACAGGTGTTACAAGAGGAGTTAGAAATACAACAGCTGCAACACATTCAAATGGTGCAACAGTAACCAACAGTTCAGATTATATTGCATGGGGTGAGGCTGCATCGGGTGACTTAGTTGTTGATCCAGGTTTATGGTCTATTGACAACTTTGGTGATAAAGTAATTGCACTAATTCATAATGCACAAGTATTTGAATGGGATTCAAATGCAACAAACGCTGTAACCAATAGAGCAACTATTATTAGTGGTGCACCCACAGCATCAAGAGATATGTTAGTATCTACACCTGATAGACACTTAGTATTTTTTGGAACAGAAACAACTATTGGAGATCCAACAACACAAGATGAAATGTTTATTAGATTTTCTAATAGAGATGAAATTACTGTTTATGATGATAAAGTAGATAATAGCGCTGGTTTTCAAAGATTAGCTGATGGATCAAAAATTGTAGGTGCGGTTAGAGGTAGGGACGCAATCTATGTTTGGACAGATACATCTTTATTTACCATGAGATTTATTGGTCAACCATTTGTATTTGGTTTTCAACAAGTAGGAACTAACTGTGGATTAATTGGACAAAACGCTGCACTTGAAGTTGATGGTGCTGCTTATTGGTTTTCAGAAAATGGTTTCTTTAAATACTCTGGTAACCTTGAAACTATGATTTGTTTAGTAGAAGATTTTGTTTTTAACGATTTAAATACAACAGCTAATCAATTGATTAATGTTGGACTAAATAATTTGTTTGGTGAAATAACTTGGTTTTATTGTACCGAAAGTTCAACCGTTGTTAATAGATGTGTAACTTACAATTATATGGACTCAACACCACAAAGACCTGTATGGACTACAGGAACTTTAGCAAGAGGAACATGGAAAGATTCTTCCGTATTTGGTTTACCACACGCAACTAGTTTTACTGCAGACGATGATGCATGTTTTGATGTTATCGGCAATACTGAAGGGAGCACAATATACTTTGAACATGAAAAAGGAACGGATGAAGCACTAGCAACTGGTATAAATACAGTTACTTCTAACATTGAATCAGGAGACTTTGATATTACAGCACAAAGATCTAGACAGGGTCAACAAACAGGTGTTGCAACATTCCAAGGAGATGGTGAATTTCTTATGAAAATTAGAAGATTTGTGCCAGACTTCTTGTCTCAAACAGGTAGCACACAAGTAACTTTACAACTTAGAAATTATCCAAATAGCTCACAAGCAAGCTCACCACTTGGACCCTTTACAATTACCAGTTCTACTGATAAAGTAGATACACGTGCAAGAGCAAGAGCCATGTCTTTGAAAATAGCTAATACAGCTGCTAATCAAAGTTGGAAACTTGGTACGTTTAGATTAGACACGCAACCAGACGGAAGAAGATAATGGCAACTTTAGCAGAATTAGCACAAGCATATTTAAATCAAGGACTACCTAGTATATCTGGTATATTTCAACCTAGAGCTGACACACCAGTTGAAGAACCAGTTGAAGAAACTATACCTGGTATTACTCCATTGTTCTTTCAACAAATGGGTGGAGGCGAAGGCGGAGGTGGTGGTCCATACAATATAAATCCAAACGATCCTAATGTAAGAACTTCTAGAAATTATGTAAATCCTTTTCCATATGATCCAATGGATGATTTTGGAACTCCAGACTATGGATATATCGATCCCCCTAAAGAAGGACTTGCAGGTTTATTTGAAACATATGTTAAAGGTAGTCCACTTATGCGATTAGCAGGTAAAGGATTAGATGCTTTAGGAAATATGATTCCGCCAAATAGAGCAGGTATTTTACAAAACGAATTACTGGGTGGCGGTTTTATGTTAGACAACACAGGTAAAATTGTAACAAATAATTACAACACACCAGAAGGAATTATGGCAGGATATAATCCTGTATCAGGTGGTTTATTAAATCTTGTAACAGGTGGTAAAATGGGTGAGCCTACAACTTATGGATTAGATAAAGCTTATGATAAGAGAAGAGAAACAATTTCTAAAACACTAAAAGATAAATATAATATGTCTGATGAAGACATAGAAGCAGCTCTTGCTGGAGAATATGAAGGAGATGTTGAAACTGATTTAATTAAAAGATTAGATTTATTAAATAAATCTCAAAACTTATTTAATAAAAGAAAAAATGCAGCAGATATAATTTTCAACAGAAAAGTAGAAGAGAGACAACAAAAAGCATTAGAAAAACAAAAGGCCGCACAGGCTGCTGCACAGCCAGCTCAAAGACAAGCACAAGAGCAACAAAGACAAAGAGATGATCGTACAAGAGCGGATGCTAATCAAAGATATAGAGATGATCCAGGAGCTAAAAGTTATTCAGGAGGTTTTGACAGATCTACGAATAATTATAATGATCCATTTAGTCCAGGTGATACAGAATAATGGCAAAGATAACAGTAGTATTTACCAGGCCTAGTAAAGAATACAGACAGCAAGATGCTGATTCTTTAGTTAGAGATTTAGACGGATTAATTGAAAAATTAAATTCAACTTTTCAACAAGACCTAAAAGAAGAAACTCAAAGATTTACTTGGTTCATGAGTAGTGGAAGTGAAACGTAATGGCTAATAGATATAAAAATGCACAATTTGATTTAACTACAACGGATGCTACAGATATTTATACTGTACCTTCTGACTCTCGAGCAATAATTCAAAACATTCATACAGCAAATGTTGGATCAGGTAACGTTGAAATTAAAGCTTTTATATTTGATACATCTGCAAGCAGAGCCTATCAATTTGCAGAGCATACTGTAAACTCAGGTAATTCAAAGTCTATATCTGATGGTACAATTATATTAGAAGAGAGTGACAAGTTACAATTACAAGCAGCAACAGCTGACATATTTGAGGGAACAGTATCAATACTAGAGTTTGATAGAACATAGGAGAAAAATGCAA